AACCCTTCAGACTCTCTGTTGAACTGCTCTACATGGAATTTTTCTTCTTCATCTGTTACTAAAATTTCTGGGTTAGTAGCATAGTCTAAAGGAGTAAAGAATTTACCTGCTGTTTTCATAAGCCAGTTGCGTGGTTTAACACGGTAGCGGTCAGCACGATGGGCTAAATAATATTCATGAGTCATTTGATCATAAGTTTGATCTGGCTCACTATGAACCATGTCTTCAAACTTAGAGTGCTCTATAGCCCCACGTTTTCTATATTCTCTGGAAGTAACTTGATTAGATGGTGGCTGTATTGCGTTATCGTGTACATTTGTTAAACCATCTAATTTTAGTGAGTCTTTCTTAGCCATGATGAAAAAAAAGGGAGAACCCTAGTTAAAGAGTCCTCCCTAGCCGGAGTTACAATGTAGCTATTAACTATATGCAGTCAATGCTACAGAACACGCAGGTCGCAAGATGTTGTGACCCATTGCGTACTTGGACACCATTAAGGTACCCTGTCGGTTAATCTGATACTCTGACTCAACAGACATATCCATTAACTTTGCAGTAGCAACTGCATCTTGTGTCATGACAAGAGCACGAACTTCCATTGCTACGTTAGAAATGTACTGGTTGTCACCTGAAGCAAAATCGTCAGTACCATCACCAGCGGGAACAGCGTAGATTGACCCTCCACTATTCACATCATTTCTACCAGAACCAGCAGAACTAGCTAAAGGAACAGGAGCAGTGTTGGCCCCATCTTTGTGTCCTGATGGTCTTGCGGCAGTCAAAGCAGAGTTGGCACTGGCTTGAGTAAACAAGTTAGATACCCAAGTAGACCCAGAACTAAAGTAACCAAGATGACTGGTTACATAAATAGGCATACCAAGGATCTGTGGTACAGTACCCTGTGCAATTGATCCACCTCCTCCAACATCTCTGTTGAAGATAGCAAAGTCAACCATGTCACTTGCATCTGAAACTTTGAACAAGTCATAGTACATGTCAACAGGCATAACAACGAAAGGATCACCTGGGACGTTGTAGTTATCAAAGATACGTCTAGCATCCATGATAGCTTGAACAATGTCTTTTGGCTTTCTTACGTCACCTGCGGCATCTCCAATGACTACGTTAGGTGTGAAGTCTTCATCACCAAATGCACTATAGTCTTGGATCATACCTGAGACAGCCGCAATGGTAGAGTTCTCACATAAGGCCGCTTTGATAGCCATACGTAAGATATTCTCATCTGCAACTTTTGCTAGAGCATAACCTGCCTCTTGCGTGTAGACGGAGCGAATGTCAAAGTGTTGCATTGCTTCGTCAATGTTTGGAATGAATTGTGCATTAATGAGCAAGTCATCAATGGTAACAATACGTTCACCTTGCTTTGCTTTGCTTGGAACGATTTCATTCCCCGGAGTGTGGTATGAAGCATCTCGATACTTTCCTGTCATCGGGAACTGTGCAGACTTTCCTTTTGAGATAGTTCGCACACGATGCAAAGGCATCATAATATTTTTACCTTGGAAAGCAGTAAGAACTTCACCAGCATACAATTTTAGATATAACGATCTAACGTCACCTGAGTCATTATTTTGACCAGAACGATGTATATTGGAATAGTTTGTAGCCATATTAATCTCCTATGTGGCTTTACTACTTAACTAATGATGCTTGAAAGTTCACCAGAGTTATCCCACGCATGGGGCAATGATTACTATTTTAGCTATTAGTTTATAACACTGTTGAGTTACTCAACATTTGTGTTACTTGTGCCCTATAAGCGGGGTCACTCGCATACTTTGGATTACTCATAGCCTCTGTGACCTGGGCTAGAGATTCAAATCTTGGAGCAGTTGATGGTACTGATTCACCTGTCATGAGCCTGGGTGGGATACCTTCTGCATTCTGCATTCTCGCCATAAGACCTTGTACAGCAAACATCGCATTAGGATCAAGGTTTTCAATTGAACTGTTGAAGGCATCTAATTCCCATTGTTCTAAGTTTTCTGAAGCCCAATTCAGCATAGTGTTATAGTTATCTTCTCCACCAACCGACTGGTATATCTGTGAAATACTTTGGTCAGCAATAGCTTCTTGTCCTGCCAACCATGTATCTACTACATTGTTTGGTATTCCTGCTTCTTCTAACGCTGTATATGCGTCATCAGATAGTTTGCCTAACTCGTTGTACTCTTGTTGAAATACTTCAATATCAAGATTTCTTTCATCTAACAACTGAGCAACTTGAGGTACACTTGTATTTTGTATATCAACTGATTCTTGCTCTGATACTTCTGCTTGTTGTGTATCTTGTTGTTGTTGAGATACTTGTGTATACTGTTGTTCTAGCTGATTGTAAGCATTAAGTAAATCTTGTGGTGTTCCAAACTTTTCTGGTAACCACTCAGGTCTACCTTGTTGTGACTGTTGTAATACAAGTTCTTCACCTACATCACTAACTTCTACAGGATTATCAACCTTGGCAAGCATTTCATTTATGTGCTCTGGTGAACCTGCTGAGTGTACACCTTCTGATTGTCCTGTTTGTATTTCTTCCATATATTATTGTTGTTGTACGGCCTGGATCATCTCCTGAACCATCTCAGGATTTTCTCTAGCACCCTCTGACATACCTTTAGCTACAGCAGGTGTTGCTCCCTTCACCATGTCTTGCATCATTTGTTGTTGCATCATCTGCTGTTGTTGTTGCATTTGTGCTTGTTGCTCTGCTTGTTTTTGTTCTGGTGTTTTGACAAGACCACTTGTGTCGATGCCAAGTGAAGCACCAAGCCTATCAATATAATCATCAAGATTCAAGTTACTCATGATTGCCTCTGGTCCCAAAGGTCCAAGATACTGTAGAAACTGAGATAACTTATTTAGATCCTGTCCACGACCAAGAGCTTCAATACCTGTAATAACCTGTGGCTTGACTACACCCTTTGGAAACTTAGGCATCTTCTTTGCTTTAGTCATCTTGTCCATGAGTATATTAATTAGTGGTAACTGGAACTCTTGTGACAAGACTGAATACACACCACCTAGAGCAGACTCTAGTTCCTGTGCCATAAACCTAACTTCTTCTGCTGTGACTCTTTCAGCATTACGCTGTACAGAAGAATTTAAAAGAAAAGCAAATGATAACCTATCTCTAATTTGTGTGATTGTGTCAAGAGCAATACGAAAGTCTTGACTTTTCTGAAGTTGTAGTGTAGACACATCATTAGCATCTCCTTGTACAATTGCACCACTTGGTGACTTAGCTAATGTATTGATTCTTGTGGTTCCATTGGGCCGAACCATAAACAATACTTTAGCAGAAGCCGCTGATCCTTCTACAATTGCTTGTGTAAGAGCTTCAAGGGAGCGTAAATCTCCAAGATACTCTTCCACGAGACCACGACCATAAGATTCTCCGTCAACTCGACTGAACCTAAGTGGTATAAATGGGTTCTTATCTTTGGGGTATTTACCATAACTGTCTGGTATTGGTGTATTTTGTATTTCCTGATGTATGTGCCAGTGTTTCCCTTTGTCACAAATGTAGGTGTAAAGGTCGTATGGTTTGTGTGGTGTCTCTGGTGCTAGTTCACTAGGTTCTGGGAGACCTAATGTTTCTCTAGCTTCTTTTGTGAGTGTCTTAGCATTGAGAGACTCCTTTGTAATCATGTACAATACATTACCCATAGGATCACGCTTTACTACATAGCGATCCAAATGAAACACACGCATCTGTCCTTCATCTGGGACATAGAGTAGCACGTTACCTGTGACAATTAAGTGTTTAATTGCTTCAAACACAGGTACACGATATGCTTCACTCTCTATCATCTGAAGTGTAGCACGTTCAATCTTAGCTAAACCTTCTTCTACTGGTCCTCTTTGTTCTGGGCCGACAAGTTGCTCTATATCAAAATCATCTATTGTCAGTCTAAAGAACGGAGAGTTGGGTGGTAGTAGCGTCAGAAGTAACTTAGCCGCTAAATGATTGACACCTCGTGCACCTATTGATTGAAAAGGTGTAGAGTATTGTGTTGAATATGTATCACCTTGGTCACGTATTAGCATAGGAATCGTGAGTTTAGCACACTCTCTGGCCCTATCTAAATAAGATTCACGTTCTCCAAAGCAATTTTGGTACATGCTTGCAATGGAAGTCTCATTGCTATATTCCATTATGCAGTCTTACGTCTTGCATATAGTTTCTGTTTACCAGTGGCTCCTTTTCTCTCGCCAGCTTCAAGGTCGCCTTTCTTTTTTGCACCTGATCTACTACGTTTACTACTTCCAGAGTAATTCGCTGAAGCACTTTGAGTACCTGAACTTCCTCCGCCCCCAGGACCAGTACCCATAATACCATGTACAACATTAGCTACTTGATCAAGGTTATGTTTTAACCCTGACATAGCCTCTGTGCCTAGTTTACCTAGTCCTTGACCAACGCCAGTAGCTATTGCTCCACCGTGTTCTTTAACACCTTCTACAACTTCACCACCTTTTTTAGCAACGTGTTGACCTGCTTTGTCTAAGTCAGATCCTGTGTAGCCAGTTTCTTTAGCTACTTTATCTCTAACTTGTTTTGCTGAACCACCCATATTATGTTTTATTTATGAAAAGTTTAAAATCATCACCACCCTCTGTACATATTGTATTCAGTCTTTTCGACAGAAGACCAAAGTATGGAGACTCTGGTTCACAGGGTATGATATAACTATGGTATCCTTGTTGTGTCATTAGTGTGTCACATGCTTGATAGATAGGTATAGATTCTTTAATACCTATGTCTTTAGGTGACATCCACCAGTACACAGTAGGGCTTGAGATACTAAAGCACCCCACTATTTTACCACTCTTTTTTACCAGATGGGTAGGAAATATAGGTAATACACCTCCTTTCTCTTGACACACTTGTATCAAAAGTTCCCTTTCTTCTTCAGAATGTATAGGCTTGATCTCTATATCTAATAGAGTATTATAGTCCACTCAGGCCACCACCCTTATAACTTTTAGATCCACCTGATTTGCCGGAACCTCTGTTCATCTTCCTGTATTTCCGTTTGGAACCAGTATTCTCTTGAGCTTGTGGTGCTGGACTGTCTAACTCTGCCTCTGCAATCTCTGGTGTATCCATTGGTGCAGGAGGCGGAGGAGGCGGTGGCATCTTAACTTCAGGCATCGATGGACTCGGAGCCAGTAATCCCCCCATTGTCATCCTCGTGTATTTGTTTTATTCTTTGGATAACGCTACGTTGACCCTGAAGGAAAGCCAACTGATTAGCGTTTAAATCACCCATCGGTAATTTGTCAGGATAGTATCTATCCAATATTTCTATAAGTTCTCGTATAACCATAGTCCATAAATGTCAGTTATATGACTTCACATGCGTTTCCAGTGC